CACCAAACTCAACAAACACTATTTCTTCTCCGGCGATATACACTCGATTACCCCTTGCCTCAACTCCCAATATTGGGAATGTTGGCTTCGGACTTTGTGTTCCCACATCGTAAACATCGTCGCTATAAGGTATTGCTAAAAGATTTTCGCTTATCTTGTCCGCAAGCATCGCTGCAACCGTTTCGCAACAAAGATTAACCTTTCTCTGCCACTCTGCTTTGACAGTTCGCAGTTCCTTGATAGCGTTTTCTACCGAAGTTTTATCTGCTATGTCAACACGAATGGTTTTCACGAAACATCAACCTTTCTTATAGCTACGCTAACGAAGTTAAGGGAATTAGCAACCTTTACAACAATATAGTTATAAGGTGTTATCACGTTCCCTGCCTCGTCTTTTACCAGGTGTCCCTCAGCGTCAAGTGCAACCTCTGTGTCTATCCAAAGAACTGTTCCTACTTCAAGGAAGTTTTCGCCCTGATTAAGAGTGATTACCTTGTCGTAAATCTCGTTCATCCCGAATAACTGTGTTTGCGCTTCTCCGTTTGCGGGTGTTATTACGCCTTCATGCTTGACGGGATCAGAATAGATATGCTTATTCTCGACGTAGTTTCCGTCAGCGTCCTGCGCCATTTCAACGGTTACTAAGCCGGCATAGTAGAATATCTGTCTGTTCCTTGTCATGCTGCGCATTAAAAGCCACCTGCCTTTGCCGTTATCCTTGCTTTAAGAGTAACGGGAATATCCGATGCCTCAAAATGACGGTGTGTTCCGCCCTCGACGTGGATAGTTTCGCCTTCTGCGCCTCGCTTGTTCAGCATATATACCGCTATCTCTATCTGTTCGTATTCGTACTTTTCGGGCATAGTTTCCGAGCCGTCCCCGAACGGATAGGCGATGTTTATTACCGCCTTTTCTGCGGCTTCAAGGTAGGCGTTAGCGATAGCATCCGAAGTAGTATCGCCGCTATCAAGCATCTGTCTTAATATTGCTAACTTCTGTTCGTTTGTCATATCGCTAACCCTTTCCTTTTGTTACTTTTCCTCTGCGTCAGCCTTTTTGGTTGACTTCTTCTTCTCGTCTGACTTCTTTTCGTCAGGCTTTGCTACGGGGTAAACATCACTTGCTTTTGTTATGTTCTTGCCATAGCTTTCGTGTTTGCGAAGTAACATACCCATAAGCCACCTCTATCACTTAACAACGATCTTGATAGCCTTTGAAGCATCATAGAGATACGGTGCGAAGTGCTTGTCAGCCGTGATAACTGTTGACTTGTTGATAATATCTCTGTCAGACTCAACAAGAGTATTACGCTTCATAAAGAGGCGGAGTGCGCCGGGCTTTACGATATAAGCGTTCTCCTTGCTTGAAGCTTCTTTGAGCTTGTTGGAAATGATTACCTGACAACCCTGTACCATACCGACAACGCCCTTGAGAGCAATATCAGCAGAAATATCGGAAGCAGGAAGCCAACCGTTAGACTTACGAAGCAGTGTGTACTGTTTAGGTGAAACGAGAAGTGCCTTAACACCGCCCTCGTCAATATCTTCGCCAAAGAGTTCGAGCGCATCTGCAATATCTGCAAAAGCGAGTGTTCCTGCCGTAGCTGCGGTAAATACCATAGGCGAAGTAATAGCTGCAAGAACATTGATGAACTCGTTATCAACCTGAGAAGCGATAGAAAGCGAAAGCTGCTTTACTGCTTCACCGATAGGATCACCAAGTCCTGAAAGAACAGCTTCATCAGTAATCTGCACGCCGTTACCGATCTTGTGGATTGTAGCGGTAGCAGGAGTAGCCGTAAGCTGACTGATTGAAATGTCTGCGCCCTCGGCAACAGTTGCGGCATCACCGATGTAGTTGAAAGAGGGTACGGTGATAGTGTTGCCAGGTCTGCCCTGGAGTGTTGCGTCGATTGTAGCAAGAGGCGCGAAACGCATAAGGTTTACGAGCTTCTTGTCGATAAGGTCCGCCATAACCTGCGGATTGATAAGGTTGGCTAACAGTGTAGCATTGGGATCAAGTGGCATAATTTTGTTTCTCCTTTACGTGTTATTTTGATAGTTCGTTATAAAGGTCAGGATTGTCGTTATATAACTTTACTCTTTCGGCGTAAGTCATTTCGTCAAACTGAGCCTTTGTAACCGTTTTGTTTCCGTCCGTCTGTTTTCCTGCGGGCGGTGTTGTTGAAGCCATAGCTTCGCCTTTAGCAATCTTCTTCACGTTCTCGATCACGGTCTGCTGATTCTTAAAGACGGTGGCAAGGTCGCCTTTTTCCAAAGCTTCTGCCGTTTCGGTAGCCAGGGTATCGTCATAACCTAACGAAATGAACTTTGCCTTGTTGTCGGCAATATTCTTTTCTCTCTGTAATGACTCTGCCTTTTCCTTGTACTGCTGCAAAAGTGCTTCGTTTTCAGCCTTTGCCCTTTCCTCATCGCTCATACGGGCTTTCAAGTCCTTTTTGGTCTGAGCGAGTTCGGATGCGGTCTTGTCGAATACATCCTTCTTGACGTAACCTGAGTAATCGGGATCGGCAAGGGTATATCCCTCTAACGCCTTAACCTTTTCCTCTGCGGTCATGTTCTCGTAACCTTCGATCTTTGATGTGTCGATACTTGCCATACTGTTTTTCTCCTTTGCGTTTTCGTTTGCGTGTTCTCTCACGGCTAAATTTTTGCGTTTGTTTATCGAAGTTCTCTCTCCGTTCGAGTTTGTTTTGTGTTAGTTCTCTCTAACATTTATAGTTAATCAGCTTTCGCTTTTACTATCTTTTTCACGGACGGGCATTAGCCAACAACGGCAACCGTAGTGTTTTTCGGGCAATTTATCTATGTCAAATATCTTGCCGTCCCTTGCACCGCACTCGGCACACACCTTTTCATCGCCCTGCGTTTCCCAACGGACACGCCTTATACCGTTCTTCCTAAAAGTTTCTATCCTTGTGGTATCAACAACAGTAATCGTGTACTGCTTTGTCTGCGTATGCCACAAATTAGCAAACTTTTGTAATTCCTTGTGATAGTTAGCCCGTAAGCCAACTAACACGGCTGCTATCAAGGCTTCTGCGAGCCTTGCCCTCTTTCTGTCCGCTTCGTTCTCGTAAACATATCCCGTTGTCGGGTTATATGCTGCAAGGATCGCCGCTATGAACGCTTCATCGGTCTTTAACGGTTTTACCGCTATTCCCGTCAGTTCCTTTATATCTTCCGAGGCTTCTTCCGTTGCCTCTTTCGCTATCTCGATGTAAGCCTTTTTATTACTCTTTAATAAACGGCTTATCATGTTCTTTGTTATTGTCGTTATCCTGGCGGCTGACAGTTCGTCAAACCCCATAACGTCGAGGCGGTTTATTTCCTTACGAAGCTCCGTTATAAGCGTTGCTATCAACAAGTCCGTTAGTTCGTACTGCTTCCGTTTCCTTTTCCGTTCCGCCATTGTCAATTACCCCGTCCTCGTCCGGCTTATCCTCTATCTTCCACTTTTCGAGTGCTTCCTGATAATGCTTCTCACTTTCAAGGTAAGCGTTCTCAGGATCGCTGAAAAGTCCGCAAGATTCAAACGCAAGTTTCGGGTGTACCCTCGGCGTGTTGAGCATTTCACAAAGAACCTGAGCCTTAACCTGTACGTTCTCGTAATTATGACGCTTGAACTTTGCATCTATGTCCGATATACGAAGGTCTAACGTACCCTCGCCTACGGTCTTACATATCTTCAATACAAGGTTAAGCATAAGCCTCTCGGCACTCTTAAACATCGTTTCGGATGCCTGCGCCCTTGCTTCTGCCTGCGACCAACCGTTCTGAATGAGGATTGCACCGTTGTTAGCTGAAATACTCTGACCGTTGCCCTGAGCAGGCATACCGCAAATGGTAAGAACGGCTGAATAGAGGTCGTCCTTGTTTACCTGCGCACCGTCCTGCGAGAAGTTCGTTTCAACCGCCTGAACGTCTGCCTGTCTGCCCTCGTCTGACTTGATCTTGATAGCTCCATACTGAGCAAGGTTAGCAAGTCCGTCGCTATCCAAATCGCAGTTAATGAATTTTAAGAAACTCTGTATCTGCTGCTCGATGCCGTCAAGCCTGTTTGACTCGCACCTGTTTATAGCATCCAAAAGCGGAAGGACTATCTCAAAAGCTCCGAGCCTTGCATTGTTTGCCGGATATTCGTAAATCGGTATTTCCTCTAACGGATTAAGTCCTACCGAGAACCCTATAATGCTCGGCTCGTCTTTTTCTTCCTTTTCACTATAA